GACGCTCACGAACGGCGTGAAGAATTACACGTATCCGGGAGTCACAGCCGGAACGTGCTTCTTCATCATGCCGCGTTTCCGCATGAAGGAGCTTGTCCACCACGATCTTCGTGTCGATATCGGCCCCGCCGATATTTCACGGCTGATCGAGGGCCAGCAGGTAGCACGGACACGGCGCGGTTCGTACGCAGACCTTGCCAACTCCGTGCAGAAGCTCACCCTGTCCACGTCGCCCACGTAATTTCAGACTTGGGGGCTAGGCTGCACGCCGCACACCTAGCCCCCACCTGAATTCCCGAAAGGAGGGAAATAGATGGCAAAGGCTCGGACAGGGGAGTCAGGCCCGTACAAGGCTCTGACGTACATTCACCTTCCCGTGGTCGAGAAGGATTACAAGCCGGGCGACACGGTGGAATTGGAAGACCTGGAAGCGGCAGGGCAGACGGACGACGATATCGCGACAATGGTGGAGCATGGCTCGCTTGGCGGCGAGGACGACATGATCAACCCGTCGCACATCATCCCCGATCCTGCCATGCCGACAATTGCCACCGTCGTTGCAGATGCACAGCGGCTCCGCGAGGAACTGAAATCGCGTGGCGAGGAAATTCCAGCGGAGCTAGACGCAGTGGCCGACCTGGATTACAACCAAGTCCAGGCTGGCGACGAGGGAAAGTCGGGTGACGCAAATGCTTGACACGATGCGCCATCAAACGGTCTGGACGTGCGAGAAGTGGTCGGAGGAGGCTTGTGACTTCGCTCGCAAGCGCTTGGATCGCAACGGAATTTCACACATTCCGGGCGAGCTTCGTGAAATCCTCACTCCGACTCGTAAGCTGTTCGTTCCTCGGCTCATGCCGATTCGCGAGGGGATTTCAAGCGCGATCCTTCGCGCAGTCGTCGGCCCGCCGGAAGAGTGCGCTGAAATCGTCGGCAACCTTCTGCTCAACGAAGGAATTCAGCGGCTTCAAGACATGTCGATGATCGCAACCGTCGTCTCCAATCAGGTTGCAGGCAACCCGTGGAGCAATGCGAACGCCTATACGGGCGTAGGAACGTCGAGCACGGCCGAAGCAGCCACACAGACCGATCTACAGGCTGGCGGCTTCTACAAGGCCATGAACGCGACGTATCCGTCACGGTCGAACCAAACCGTGAGCTTCCAGTCGGATTTCACCGGCACGGAGGCGAACCAGGCGTGGAACGAGTGGGCAATTTCAGCCGGTGCGACAGGCGCGTCGGGTGCAGGTTTCACAACAGGCACGACGAACCTGAATCGCAAGGTGGCATCACTCGGTACGAAGTCGTCGGGCACATGGACGCTGACGGCTCAGATCACGTTCTCCTGAAATTCGTTAGGAGCGCCGTCCTCCAAGCCGAGAGGGGGCGGCGCTCCTAGTGGGCACTACCTCTAATTACGGTATCCCCTATCCGCAGCCGTCTGCGAAGCCGAATCTCGCGGTTGACTTTCAAGCAATCGTCGCGAAGATCGACTCAGCGATTATGTCAATTCCGATCGGTGCGTCGTTCGAATGGGATTACGGCTCGGCGCAGATTCCATCGTGGGTAATTCTTCAGTACGGCCAAGCGGTTAGCCGGACGACGTATCCGGCTCTGCACAACCTTGCTGTTGCTGCGTTTTATCCTCACGGTAGCGGTGATAATTCCACGACATTCAACATCGCTGATAAACGAGGGCGGGCATCTGCCGGGAAAGACGATATGGGAGGGGCGGCAGCTAACAGAATTACAGCAGCGATTTCAGGAACGGCTGGAACAACGCTTGGCGCAGCAGTTGGAGTTGAGGGCGTCACTCTTGCAACTGCGTCGATGCCATCGCACAGTCACGGTGGAGCTACAGGTGGAATTTCAGCCGATCACTCGCACAGCGGAACCTCTGCCGGTCGAGATACAGCGCACAATCACAGTGATCCGGGGCATAACCATAGTCCGGCAATTGGTGGTATTCCTTCGCGTGGCGGATGGATGGGTGACGCGGACGGCTATTACTCTTCAGCCGGTGGCGATCCGATGGGCTGTTATTACGGCGGCTCGCAAGGCTGGTGCTACGCAAATACCGGAAACATGCAGTGCGGTGGAGAGTCTGCCGACCATTACCACGGCAATACAACAGGTGGAATTGATACAAACCATGTTCACGGAATCTATGCTGATGGCGGTGGCGGTGCCCATCTCAATACACAGCCGACGATAATTGCTCACAAGGTCGTGAGGGCGATCTAGTGGGCAGTACGACTCCTAATTACGCACTTCGCTATCCTGCTGGGAGCGATAAACCGAACCCGCAAGTCGATCTGAAGAACATGGCGCAGGATATCGACACCTACATCATGGGAATTGCAGTTGGAATGACGTGTGATTGGGATTACGGTGCAGCACAGATTCCAACCTGGGCCGTGTTGCTCTACGGTCAGGCGATTTCACGAACTGCGTACGCAAAATTACATACGCTGGCAAATCAGGCGAGCTATCCTCATGGCTCGGGCGATGGGAGCACGACTTTTAACGTTGCCGATAAGCGTGGCCGTATTGGTGTTGGAAAAGACGACATGGGTGGAACTGCGGCAGGAAGAATTACAGCGGCGATTTCAGGCACAGCCGGAACGGTGCTCGGTGCAGTTGTCGGAGGAGAAGGTGTGACTCTTTCGACAGCGCAAATTCCATCACATCGGCACAGTAATGCGACAGGTACCGTTTCAACTGATCACGGTCATAATGGGAATTCAGGTGGGCGCAGCCAAGATCACCAACACGGAGATTACGGGCATGGTCACCAACCCGCTTGTCGCGTTTACGCAGCCGATGGCTGGATTGGCACAGGAGGCGGTAGATTTTCAGGTGACGGTGGAGATGCATTCGGCCCGCATGCTGGCTCTTGGTTCTATACGAACACCGGCTATGTCAGTACGAATACCCCATCCGCTAACCACGGCCATCATACAAATTTCGGTACTGTTAGTTCGTGGCATACGCAGAGCATTGCATCCGAAGGCGGTGGCGGTGCTCATCCGAATACTCAACCAACAATTATCGTCAATAAGGTCGTGAGAGCACTGTAATGGGCACTACAGCGAATTACGGACTTCGCTATCCGGAACCGACAGACACTCCGGATATTCAGCGTGACATGCAGAATTTGTCAACGGACGTAGATGCGCTGATAATGACTGTCCCAATTGGCATGACGCTGGAATGGGATTACGGAGCGGCTGCAATTCCGTCATGGTCATTGCTGCAATACGGTCAAGCGGTTTCACGGACGCTGTATTCGGCTCTGCATGCGCTTGCGTCGGCTGCGAGCTATCCGCACGGCTCAGGAGACGGGTCAACGACGTTCAACATTGCGGACAAGCGCGGTCGAGTGAGCGCAGGAAAAGACGACATGGGCGGTACAGCGGCCTCTAGAATTACAGCCGCTCTTTCCGGGGCAAATGGTACAGTTCTCGGCGCAGTCTGCGGCAATGAGGGTGTAACAATTTCAACCGCAATGATGCCGTCGCATAATCACGGTGGCGCAACCGACATTCCATCGGCAAACCATGCACACCAAGCCGACTCAGGGACAGTTTCCGCGTGGCACACACACGGAGATTACGGGCACGGTCACAATCCTGCGAATACGACCGGCGCACAGCAGGGTTGGCTCGGAACCGGAAGCAATTGGTACTCAGGTGGTGACTCTCCACCGTGGTCGCCTGCATACGGGAGCACTTGGTACTGGAATAACACTGGTAATGCAAATCTTGCGACTGAGAATTACGACCATTCTCACGCAACGACTACAGGTGGTGCCAGTCAAAATGAAACGCATGCAATTTCAGCAGAAGGCGGCGGTGGAGCGCACTTGAACACACAACCGACGATCATCGTCAATCAGATTGTGAGGGCGATATGACAGAGACAGATTTGCCGCCGCTCATTCCACAAATTGAGCTAGGCAAGGTTGAGAAGAAGATCGTGCGTCGTGTTCGGCGTAGAGATGAGCGGCTGCACAACGAGGCAATTCGCAAGAAGCTGCAAGAACATCACGAAGCGTACTTGGAGGCAGTGAAGCAGCAGCATCTCGACATGCTTGCGAATATCGAAAAGCCCATTGTGTATGAAATTGAAGTCAATGACACAGGTGGGCTGATTCAGCTTCCGTTGGGAGGGGCTGTAATTATCCAGGATCACTATTACTGCCGGTACACCGATCCGGTAACCGGCATGGAGCGCATTTTCGGCCTCTCGCCCGAGGAATTGGAGCATTATTACGAGGACGACAATGAAACTCCACCCAGTTGAGCGACTGCGGCAAATCTGGACACCGGAACGAGAGATAGATGAAATTTTCTCGGACTTGTCGCCCGGAACTGCGCTCGACTCTGAAATCCGCGATTACTTTTCGCGGATCATCGACAGAGAGGGGACGATCACACTCGATATAACCGACCCAGTGCCACCGTTTGAAATCCGCTGGGAGGTAATTCATACTCAGCCGCCGAATGCTCGGCGGAAAGTCACGATATGGAAGGTGCCAAATGAACGTAATGGTTACAATTTCCCTTCAGGTTGACGACAAGCTGAAGATGAAGCCCGATGAAATTGCACAGAAGATTTACGACGGCCTCGATTGCAACGAGGGCGACGTAGTGAACGTGACTGTCATGGAACAGACGACCGGACAAGCTGGCACTGCTCCGCAAGCGGTGCAATTGCCTGCTACATGACAGAAGTAGTCTTCGATCACGGGCCAAACGGCACATTCCTCCGCACGGGGGAATGTTGCCGCTGCGGGGAGTGCTGTATGACAGGCAATCCGTTCACGGGAGAGCCAAACGTGCCCTGTCCGTTGCTGACGAAGGTGGACGGGCAATTTGCATGCGCAGACCGTGAGCATCCGTATTACCTGAGCGGTTGCAACGTCTGGCCGACGCATCCCGGCCATATTTCAGACAAGCCCGGATGCAGTTACAAATTTCAGAGGATAGATGGCAACTAAGACCTATTACGTCTCGCAGAACCTCGACAACAATTTCTGTGCCCTTGTCGATGGCACGGCGCAGACTGCTGCATCGCGTACTGACGGCTGGACAGTTGCCAAAATTGGTTCGGCTCTTGCATCCGATTACGACGCTGCAACAAAACAGGCATCGGGTACGTTCACGACGGCTACTTCGCATCCGCCAGTGCTTGTCACCGGAACTAATGCGAATGCGTTCAAGACACCGGCTGCATTGTCTGGAATTTTCGATGTAGGAAGCTGGGTTTTCGCAATGGCAGTTCGTGCGACGACTGCAAGCTCGCAGGCTGGACGAATTCGAATGCGAGTTTTTGCAAGTGTGAATGCAGATGGATCGAGTGCAAGAGAATTAACGAGTGCCACGGTTGTTGGCACGACCACGGGTGCGCTCTCTACGACGGCCGATGTTACGAGCACGGCTACTTGGTCGCCGGGTACGACAATTCAGTTGAATAACGAGTACCTGTTCTTTGTCATCGCTTGGGAGATTACAACCGCGTCCGGTAACAACTCAGGCGATGCTGTAATTCGTACGGGATCGACCGGGCCTGCCGGAACATATGTTACCACTCCGAACGTAACGCTGAACACGCTGGTCAGCGGGACTGACGGAAATACAGGTTCGGCGAATGAAACTGCAATTGTCGAAGTATCTGATTTTCCGCAGAACGGTGTCATCGACAACTTCAACAGGGCCGATGGAATCTTGACTTCTCCTTGGGTGGGTATGACAATTCCCACTCAAACGTATCTGACTCCCTACGTTTCTAGTAACCAAGCTTCGACCGGCCCACCTGGAAATGGCTGCGGTGCATATCGGAGTGATCAGTCGCTAACCGACTGCGAGGCGTACGTTGATCTTCCAAACCCGTCTGAAGCTCAATACCACGATGTATGGCTGAGATTCACTCCGGGAACCGATATCGGTTCGCAGAACGGCTATTACTTGCGGCACGACAGTACGAATAACAAATTGATGCTGCAAAAGGTGAGCAGCGGTGCCTCGGGGACTGTCGGCTCGCAACCTACTTGTGTGGCTTCACCGGGGGATTCAATTGGTGCAAGAGTAATTGGGACGACCTTCTCGATTTATTACAAGCCGCTTGGCGCAGCTAAGTGGCGAGTGCTCGGAACGGGAGTTGACGCGACATATCAAGGTGCGGCTGCGACCGGGTTCTTCTCACCCGCGCATCCTGCAATCTTTGACAATTTCGGTGGCGGCTCTGTAACAACAGCGAAGGCGGGCACCGACAACAACGGGACAACAACCGAGAGTGGGTCAATTACCCAGGTTCAAATTCCAGTTACGGATTCCAACGTCACAGTCGAGAGCGCGACTGTTACAAAAGCACTAATTTCAAGTTCCGATTCCAATGCTGTCAGCGTAGAGTCGGCAAGCATCCTGCCGATGGCGGGCCTCATTGTCCGCTTGGACGCTTCGCAGCTTGGATTGGCCGATGGCGCAGCAGTAAGTCCGTGGCCGAATCTTGCATCTCCTGGAATTCCAGGAACCATGACTGGATCGCCAGGGCCAACATATCGAGTGAATGGTTTGAATGGGCAGGGTGTCGTCCGGTTCTCGGCTGGCGGAGGCCGGATGCGGATGACCAGCACCGGAGTCAGTAGTCCGTTCACTCTAATTGCTGTTGCGCGTGATTGGAGCGTCAACGCGGGAGCGCAGCGCGTTATCACTACTGTCTATCCACCTAACAATTTCCTGCTCGGATGGTGGGGCGGTTACCAGGATACGGTGTTCGATGGTGGGTGGGCCTCGGGAGAGCCGAGTGTACGTGCAACGCCTATCTGGAAGCTCTACTCGTTCGACAAGACCGGCGCGAATCCAGTTCGTATGTTCAGCAATGGAGCGGCGATCAGAAACGGCGGAAGCGGTAGTGCTGACCTGGGTGGATCACTCAATATCAGCGGGCACCAAGCGGATACGGCTGAGTCAAGTGACTGTGAAGTTGCTGAAATTTTTCTCTACAATCGCGTTCTTAGCGATGCGGAACGGCAGCAAGTCGAGGGATATTTACGGACAAAGTGGTTTCCTGCTCCACAGAATTACCCTCAGACTATTCAAGCGGATGCACCAATTGGTTATTGGCGGCTAGGCGAACCGTCGGGTACAACAGGCGCAGATTCGTCCGGGATGAATCATCCGGTCACAATTAATGGAGGCCCGGTCATGGGAGTGGCAGGGCCGTTGGCGGACGGTAGCCTAGCTCTTCAGCTTGATGGCGTTGACGATTATGCTACAATTCCATCTGGCGTCACCCTTCCTGCCAACAGTAGTGTTACGGTGGAATGGTGGCAGTATGTTGCTACTGCCGATGTAAAAGCGGCTTACGGCTTCTTCATGTACGGCGGCGTTGAAACAACTGCGCGGTTATCAGCGCATACTCCGTGGTCAGACAAAATTCTTTATTGGGACTGCGGCAACATCGCCACGCAACGTCCGACCACGGATTACACGCCGTATCTCGACAAGTGGACGCTCGTTCAACTCACTTACGACGCAGTTACCAATAAACATGCAATTTCGTTCAATGGAACAGAGGTTGCGAGCAATACGACTGCTGACGTAGGAACCGCTGTCTTTGCCGGAGGCGCTATTGGCGGCGGAACAAATCCGCCGACTTCTTTTGTAAAGGCTCGTTACGCAGAATTTGCGCTTTACAACTATGCGCTTTCACCTGCGCAGCGGCTTGCGCATTTCAACGTTGGAATGTCCAAGGTTGCCTCGGTTACAGACAACAACGGGGCTACGACTGAATCTCAGTCTCTTGTAATTACATCGAGCGATTCCAATGGAGCGACAACTGAAGCTGTAGGCCCAATCAATTCGCAAATAGTTGTCTACGAGCCGGATGCGGTTGGTACGAACGATCAGCTTTCGCAGACACTCAGTTCGTATTCGGCAATTACAGGACAGTACGCGACGTATCAAGCATTGTCGCAAGCGCAGAACCCGTTGCCGGTTCTTGTCGAAACAGCGACAATTTCTCAATACTATTCTGGAACAGATTCCAACGGCACGACAACCGAAGCGGCATCGGTTAAAGCTCTGGCTTCTGATACCGACAGTGGCGCAGGTTCGGACTCGGCTTCACTTGTTGCAAAAATTACAGCGACAGATACGAGCAACACTGCGACCGACAGCGCGAGCCTAGCGCTTGCTGCTACGGACGTAAACGGGACGACAACTGAAAATGCCAGTTATGCAGTTCAGGTTGTTCAAGTTCCAGCGTCGGATACGAATGGTGCGACGACTGAAACTCCGGTTCTTGTTGCCAAATTCACCGATACCGATTCCGGAGTTGGTTTTGGTGAATCTACTGTGGTGGGTGCGGGTGCAGCACTCGTACAGCAAGACTTCGATGCTGGAATTACAGAAACCGCAGCTATCACAGGTACTCAGGTTCCGGTTTCTGATTCCGGCACCGTATCTGAAATTACAAATATCCGGCAGACGACTGCGGACAGCAACGGTACGACAACCGAAGCTGCGGCTCCGCAGGGTGTTCTTGCTTCTGCCGACAGCGGCGTAATTTCAGAAGCTACGGCAATCGCTATCCGGGCCGAGCCTGCGGACTCCAACCTTACGACAACCGAAAACACGTCGATTCGGACTTCTGTTGCCGACACGAATGGGACAGTCAGTGAAATTACATCACTGGCGCAAGCGGCTACAGATGCAGCGACGGCAAATGAAGCAACGATTCTGAAGGTTGTTCTTGCTGATACGGACGCAAATGGATTGGCTATCGAGTCCGGTTCGACTGCACAGATCAATTCAATCTTCGGCACGGATGCAAACGGCCTAGTTACAGAGACAGCGGCATTTACTGCCGTCTATGTCGCATCGGACAGCGGAACTATCTCTGAAATTACAAGCATGGCCCTCGGTGTGGCCGATAGCAATGCGACGACGACTGAAATCGCGACAACAAATGTCCCCGTACCGGCTTCGGACGCAAATGGGACGGTTACAGAGAGCGTAACCCTCAAAATTGCTCCCGCAGCAGTCGATACAGGCTCAGCGGTCGAAGTAGTCGGGCTGGTTGCGAAGCTTGCGGACGTAGATTCCAACGTTACCACTGAAATTCAGGTTCTTGGTTACTTCCCGCTCGTCACGGATGCAGCGACAGCAAGTGAGTCGGCTGCAATCACCCGGATTCAGCTTTCGGCCGCAGACAGCGGAACCGGAACTGAAGGAATTGGCACTAGGACTCTCGGAGCGACCGATGCGAACGGCGTCGTCGGTGAAATCTCCTCTCTGAATACCCCGGTCACTGCGACCGATGTAGCTCAAGGCTCTGAGAGCGCTTCTGTGAGCGTTCCGGGCCTGATTGGGTCAGATGCCGGTTCGGGGGCTGACAGCGCCGTAGCGGGCGTCCTGTTGGCTCCGAGCGACACGATTTCAACTTCGGAAGCGTCCAGCGTCGTCGTCAAGCTCTCTTCGGCCGATCAGACGACCATAATCACCGAAATCGGTGTAATTACATACTCGGCAGTCCTCAGCGATTCCGGTACGTCCTCCGAGACTCCTCGGATCGGGATTACAGTCACCGATACCTTGTTTGAAATTGGTGAAGCCGACGCAGACCTTGTTGACCGAAACTTCGATACTGATTCCAACGGCGTAACGCTTGAAGTCGTGTCGATCTACGTCACCGGCTCGCGGCCGATTGGAAAGATTCCTTCGATTACAGCAATTGATGGTGTGGATACAACCTCGATTACAGCAGCGGGGCCGAGCACTACAACCCTGACCGATGTAAATTCCCCTGATTCTGGAATCCTGGTTGACACTTCGGTAGAGTCCGGAGTCCTGATCGCAGTCAACGCAGTGGATAGGGGGTGAAATGTCCGTCTCCGTTACACTGGAATTTATTCCGTCCGACGAGCCTGACCTGAAGGCTCTACACGTCTATGAATCTTCCGCCGTCGATGGTACGTTCATGCACATTGACGAGACGGAATCAATTGGTACGTATCCGAACTGGATCACTCGCTATACGACCGACAAGGCGACCCAGCTTGACTACTGGTTTGCAATTTCATGGGAGAACACGGCCGGAGTCGAAGGCGAGCTTTCGGCACCGATGCAGGGTGGCTCTACTTCGCTCGTCTCCGAATTGGTCAACCGCGTTCTCCTGCGTGATCCGACCTTGAACAAGATCATCGTCGGTCAAGAAGCAGAAATGGCAATTTCGATCTATTTCAATACGACCGACCCGTACTCGATTCCAATGGATTCGGTCACTCCACTGGAATTGAGTGGACTCACGTATCTGACGATGGCCCGCTGCTACATCATCAAGGTAGCGACGATGACTTCGGCTGGTGCGGCGAACAAGTGGACGACCGGCCTTGTCTCGATGGATACATCAATTACGTCCAAGTCGGCACAGGCACCGTGGGACAACATCGAAAACTTGATGAAGCTGGCGAACATTCAGCTTGGCCGGAATTACAGCGTAATCCTTCAGGCGAAGGAGATTGCTGTTGCAGGCGGGTACAAGATTTCGACCGGCCCGCTGCTCATCGGCGTCTCCGGTGTCGATCTTTCCCGTGGAATCGCAATGGCGGTCACGGGAATGGAAATGGTGAACACGGACTAATGAGCACCTTAGCGCAATTCCTCAACCATGTGATGTTGCACGGCTCAGACGTGCTATTTCACCGGGATAATTCCACACAGCCTTGCCCCTGCCTTACAGCAGCAGGGTTTCGTGATCCTGAGTACCATGTGCAGTATCCACTAGCCCCTGTCTGTAATGAAGAGGGCCGTCTGCCAGCAGCGTTTGAAATTGGGATCAAGGGTTTCATTCAGCCTGCGCAATCAACACGGGCAACA